GTTGAAACTCTTAATTGTGGTGGGTACTGTTTAGAATGTATGGCAAACCGTGGAGATCCATGGGCGTTGAAAGTTATGAAACTAATAGATGGAGAACAAAACAATGACTAGAGATGAAATAATACAAGACCTCATACGTCTTGCTGAATTATTACTGCAGGAAAATGAGAGATTGAGAGACAAAAATAAATCCTGCCATATTTATTGGGGTAATCGACTTGATTCTATTGTTGATGAAAATTATCTTAAACATAAAATCAAATCAGGATTACCACCTAAAATAGATTACACTAAACAGTTATGGGATCGCTTACTATTTTATCAAGGGTCGTTGTATGATATACAAAAAGAGTTCCCTGCTGTTTCAATGGCAGAAATAAAGAGAATAAACTTTGCAGCAAATTTTGATAACCAATGGAGTTGTTAAAGATGAAAGAATTAAGTAAAACAGAGATGAATGATTACCAAAAATTAAAAGATAAATACGAGCCTGAAATATTAATACCATAGATGTGATATAATTTATGAATGGAGAAATTCAAATTGAAGAGTAGTAAGCCAAAAGAATTTGATGAACAAGTGCTTGTATTCCAATGGGCAAAAACTTTAGAGGCGCGTTATCCCTACTTATGGCTTTTAAATGGGTCTTTAAATGGAACCAAGATGAATATTGGTCAAGCTGTGAAAATGAAACGTAGCGGCATGAAAAAAGGTTATCCTGATATTTTCCTACCAGTCGCCAGAGGCTCAAAACATGGGCTGTACATCGAATTAAAAAGAAAAGGTGGAAAGACAAGCGTTGAACAGTTAGAGTGGCTTAAAAGGTTAAATGAACAAGGCTATGAAGCTGTGGTATGTGTTGGTGGGATGGAAGCAATCAATAAAATAAAGGATTACCTTGAAATCTAAGCGAATTATAGATAAAGAACTTATTGCAACATATCACGATAAACCCTGTGAAGTATGTGGTGCTTATTATCCTGTTTCGGCGCATCATTTAAAAACTGTTGGATCTGGTGGAAATGATATCGATGATAATTTACTCGCTCTTTGTATCACGCATCATACAGAAGTACATCAGTCAGGATTAAACGCATTTTTGTTCAAATACCCACATGTTAAAAAGACTTGTGCTGATAAAGGCTGGGCGTTTGATAAGTTTTTAGAAAAATGGGTTGGTTAGATTGTCTTGTTAACTTTAGTGATAAATTTAGTATATAAATCCAGTAAAAATCTCATACCACTCGACGGTGAACCATTACCGATCTCTTTTAGTTTTTCTCGCTCTGTTGGTGTTTGCGAAATAGTGTAAATTTTAGACTTCTCGTCACCTTGTATTGGTCTCCCTTTTTTGCTCTCCATAATTTATCCCTAAACTTGTTGCCATTCAATATTCGTAAAATACTTTTCCAATTCTGCTAATGATTCCGCGATTTCATCTCTTGTAATATTATAGAATCCATAGTGCTCACCATCCCATAACACAATAACATGAAAACGATTCTCATCTAATACAACTCTACCTAGCTGAACAACGGCACCAGTTAACATGCTTTTAAAAGTCTTTAAAGTTTCCATGTGAACCCCTTAGTTCTAACGGCTATCCTCCACCTTTTATTAATCATGCTCCAATAATAAAAACATGTTCTTTGGTCACCCCAAGGAAAGGCCCCACTGATAGCTGCTATATTTCTAACTATATTAAAATATAAATTAGATTTCTCGGTGCTGACTAAACATTCTATTAAGTTTTCAATATAAGAATCAAGGCAATTATTTGCTTCTAAAAAAAGAAATAGAAAAGTTATTTCAGTGTCATTCATTCCTACTCCTTGTTGTTTTCTCTTTTTAATAAAACTACTTCCACATTTTGGGCATGTCCACCAATCACAAATCGGATTATCTGGAAATGTTTTAGGATGCTCAGTAGTCGCAAAATAATTCTCTTCACTACAGAGACCACCACATTTACATTTATGTGGAAAATAGTTTAGGTTTCTTACTTCATGAATTTTTAAATTAGGTAAGTTTTTCATGGTTCCACCTCTTAAAAACAGAGTTTTTAGACATAAGCTGCTTATATACTGTATACCAAAAATCAGAGCCCTCTTTTGATGAACGCCACGTAAATGCTGAAAGGACTAATTCACACACTTCTACTGATTCATTAGCATCATACACGCATCCCCAATTACTATTTTGGATGCCAACATTTTCAACAAATCTATCTAAGAGATTGTGTTTTGCTAAAAATAAAAATAAATACATTAGGTTGGTATCTTTCATGTAAACTCCTTGGTTATTTGCTATATATTTATTATACAATAATTATACAATAAAGTAAAGATAATAATACATATTACAAACACTTGATATTACAGACACGTTTTTGGCAATTTGACATAAATTATATTATGAGGTTACTATTTATATAATAATTATATAACTTGAATGGAGAAAATATGAGCAATAAACCTAGTAATCAAACTCAAAAGCCAAAAGACATAGAAATCAAACCAGAAATGAGCGTCGAAACCAATATGGAACCTACTAAAGAGCAACCGCTTGAAACAGCAGATATCGCAGAATCGACGAAACCTAATAGGGTTTTCGGGATTAACCAAGAGATCGACACGGACACTTATAAACTTGAGGTATCAGCTTATAAAAGAAATCTCAGTTGGGAAAAAAAGCAAAAACCTAGCTTGATCGATGTTGAACATTGTCATTTCTATCACTCATTTGATTCATCAGGTAAGAAGATGGATAAGTGCAATCATGTTGGTGGACATGCGCATCATGTTGTTACTGAAGTAGATGAGAAGGGTGATCTAATAGGAACATGTGGCCCAGCGATTGGTGGTTTTCCTGGTGGAAAAGGTGTTCCTGCTGATAAACATATTCATAAGGTCAGATATATAAAATCAGATAAAACACAACGCCGTAGATATAACGAAGAAGCACAAAAACATATCTCAGCAATGTCACAGATATGATCAAGTTAATTGAGGGGCATTATAATAATTTTATCAATAAAACTTTTCATAATAAAGAGAGTATCAAAAACTATTTTCTAAATCATGAAAGACGCCAGGTGATGTTTAAAAATCTTGAAAAAGAGCTCAAGAATGCGGAGTTTATCATATTCAAATCTAGGCTAACGAATCAAGAGCAAAAGAGAATGGTGGTAAAGGGTATCGTTGATGATTTCACAAGAATGTTTTGTGTAAAAGCATTAGAAGAAAAGGAAAAACAAATTGGAGTTTCGAATGGAAGCAAAGATAAAATGTCTACATCACAAATTATTACCGGTTAGTGAATTAATACCACATGGCGAGAATAATCATGGAGATTAAATCGCTAAAGATATCCATAGTCCCGTTGGATGACCTAATGATTAATCCACAGAATAGGAACTTGCACCCCGAAGTACAAGTGGAGTTATTAAAGAAAAACATTATCGAGCGTGGGTTTAGAGAGCCATTAACGATCAGCAACCAAAGCGGTTTTGTCGTTTGTGGTCACTTAAGATTAGAGTGCGCAAGACAATTAGGGATGGAGAAGTTGCCTGTTATCTATCAAGATTTTAATGAAGGTGAAGAGTATGCACATATGATGGCAGAGAATGAATCTGCTAGACATTCTATTCTTGATAAGGATGGTTTTTTATCTGACATAGGCGATTTAAATATTGATCCATATAAAGTTGATTATGAAATGTTTGGGCTATTAGATTTCGATCCTTTTCCTGAGAAGGTAGAGAAGAAAAAGAAAATGAAATTATGCCCACATTGCGGTGAGGAAATATGACAGCAGAAAAATATATTAAATTTTTTAAGAAAAGAGGTTTTACCCCTGCGTGGGTAAAGGTAATACTGTCATAGAAATAGCCAAAAAGGATTAGCGATGGCAAAGAAAAAAGAAGTTAATTGGGATATAATAGACGCAAGCGTTGCCCTTGGAGCATCAATTAAAACATGCCAATTCTTGCTTGCTCAAAAAGATTTTATCGTATCTGAAAGGAAAATACAAAGAGCGGTAGAAGAAGAAAAGGGAATGAATTTCACTGAATATCGCAACCTAATAATATCATCAACCACAGCAATGAAATTAAAACAGGCAATATTAAAAAAAGCTTTTGCTGGTGATAATACATGTTTGATATTCTCGCTTAAGAATATGGCGAATTGGTCAGACAACACAAAAATTGATGCAAGCGACGATGTTAAGAAAGTATTAAAATTAGCATATAATTTGGAGGAATAATGAAGAATAGGTTTATCGCACTCACAGCAGTTGACGATAATGAAAAAGTTTTTTTGTGCATAAATTATATTGTATGCATTGAGAATGTCGATAGATTAATTAACTCCAGTGAGGTTCCATGCACACATATTTCAACGGTAAATGGTGGTGTTCATGTTAAAGAACGACACGAAGAAGTAATTAAACTTATAAATAATTTGGAGGAATAAATGGTTAAGTATATTTGTGATATTTGCGGAAAAGAAGCAACTACTAATATTAATATTAGAAAATGCCCAGTTAATGGCAAGCAAAAGGATTTTTGTAGATCATGCAGTAGGTCTTTTAGAGATTTTGAGGAAAAGCTAGAAAAAGAGATTAGTGATTTCGCTGATGGTTTATATGATAAACTATTCGAATCAATTAAAAAGAGGACATTGAAATAAAAAAATAGAGGTGATTATGATCCATTATATTTGTGAAATTTGTAATTGTGAGGTAATTAATCAGACGTGTTATGAAAGGGTATTTGTGAAAGGTAAGGGGGGTTATTGTGTCTGTGAGCATTGCCTTGGCGCATATAGAAAGTGTAAAAAGGTAATTGAAACAGAAGTGGAAGAATTTGAGAAAAGGCTTTACTCGACAGTGTTAGATACTATTAGGGCGAGTAAGAAGGATGATGGTTGTTGTGGTTAAGGGTATAATAAATTAGTTTTGGAGGAATGATGAAATGTAAAATAAAAATAGGGGCACATAAATACAGTGTCAATGATGAATGCCCTGATCATTCATATGGTGAGAATTGGATGGGTCGGTATATCCCAAAAGATAACCAAATAAAGATAAATGGAACCATGCCTAAAAGTAAAATAAAAGAAACCATGTTACATGAGATCATGCATGGATTCGCTGACGTTTGCGGTGTTTTAGGTGATAGAGAAGAACAGATTATTGAGAACATGTCTGCGATGCTTTACATGTTTATAACAGATAACAAAAAGTTTATGCAAGAATATTTTTTAGATGATTAAGGTGGTAAAATGAGTGACATATTAAACAACGGTAGGGTTGTGCAATTATTAATGAAGTTATTAGTAGAGTGTAAGAAGGCCAATGAGTTATCAGAGAAAACCTATAGGCTTCTAACTGCTATTACTCGCAACGATGCCGATGGACCCAGTGTTGTTTACACTAGCCCGTTGAAAGAACATATCAAAGAGTAGCTTAATGAATGGACACGTCAATACCAAATTTAGTCGAATTTGATCCAAAGGCAGTACCATATCAATACAGAGTAATAAAAGACATTCGTAAAAACTTCGACTATTCAAAAGGTGTACATGAAATATTACTTTCCGGATCGGTCGGAAGTGCGAAAAGCCTACTATTAGCCCATCTTGCAGTTACGCATTGTTTAAATAATAATAACGCTCGATTATGTCTTGCTAGAAAGGCGATGCCTGATTTAAAAGATACTATTTGGTCAATGATTTTTGAGCATATAGGGGATTGTTTGGTTGAGGGTGTTGATTATACCTACACCGTATCGCCTCCAAAGATAACATTTATAGCAAGTGGTTCAGAAATCATATGTAGATCATGGTCTGATAAGAGATACAAAAAGCTTAGATCATTACCACTATCAGCTGCAATCGTTGAGGAATTAACCGAGAATGATAATAAAGAGTTTGAAGGTTTTTACAAAGAGCTCTTTTCTAGAGTTGGTCGATTACCACATGTAAAGGAAACATTTATTGCATGTGCCACTAATCCTGATTCACCAGCACATGCAGCCTATGAGTACTTCATCACATCTAAAAACCCGTTAAGACACGTTTACTATTCAGTCACAACAGACAACCCGTTCCTGCCTCCATGGTATATAGAGAACCTTAAAAAAACATATACTCTGCAAGAAGCTCGACGAATGATCTATGGTGAATGGATTGAGATCGCAGCAGACATTATTTATTATGCGTTTGATCAAGAGATGTCGATCATACCAGATTACAGCCCTGATTCTCGTTATCCAATTCATTTAACATATGATTTCAATATAGGTGCTGGAAAACCGATGAGCTGTATTTTCTTTCAGTATATAGATAGTGAGTTTCTTTTCTTTGATGAGATAGTTATATTTTCTGCTAGAACGCTTGATACATTAGAGGAGGGGGTTGCTAGGGGATTGATTAATACTAGATATCGTTACATAATAATGGGTGATCGAGGTGGTAAGAATAGCGATACTAGATATAATCGATCTGATTATGATATCATCGGTAAATTTTTAGGTGCAATGGATGTTGAATATGAAATTGATGTGCCTAGTCGAAATCCTCCTGTTAGAAAAAGGCATATACTGGTTAATGGACAATTAAAAAACGCTAATGGTGAAACGCATGTGAAGATAACTGAAAGATGTGAGACAGCGATAAAAGGCATGAGGCTTGCCAGATTAAAAGATGGCGGTCAATATATAGAGAATGACAACGACCCTTTCCAACATATCACCACAGCAATGGGTTATGGTATAATGAGAGTATTGTCAAATAACGAAGTAGGTCAACGTTTAACGATAGGAAGTGCCCAATGATAACAATCAAAAAAGAAGAACAACTACTCGACCCAGCATTTAGAAAAGCAGCGATTGAGTATTTCGAGGATGTTGAAAACTCAGCTAGAAAAGTTGAGGCAAAGCGTCGATACGATGTTTTTAAAGATAAAACTAAGAAATATGTACTTGAACAGATGCAAGAAGAGTCAAGCGACAAGACAATTGTCACTGAGATAAAAAATAGGACATCTAACGTATCTTTTTGTAGAAAAATCATAGATAAAAAGTCTCAAGTATATAAAGAGGGTGTTCGGCGTACAATTGAAGGAGAAAAACCGCAAAAACAGTATGACCAACTATTTGATCTATTAAATATTGACTCAATAATGAAAAAAACCAATGAATACGTTGAGTTGTTCAAGAATACCCTTGTCCAGGTCATGGGATATGAGGATTATACTGCTCAAGATAAGTGGAAAATGAAATTACAGGTATGGGCACCATATTTATATGATGTAATCGCAGATCATAATGATAGGGAGTTGATGCGTGTCGCAGTATTCTCTTATTTTGCACCAAGTGATACGCAGCATAAGGAATTTGGGCAATCAGGCAATAGAGAATCTGAAACATTTAAAGGTTCAACGATTAATCAGGCCAAGGAATATGTTTGGTGGTCAACTAAATTTCATTTCACAACAAATGAAAAGGGTATAATTATAGAAGGTAAGCAGGGCGATGAATTACTTAATCCTATTGGTGCAATCCCATTTATTGATTTTTCTGTTGGGAAAGATGGTAGTTATTGGGCAGAAGGTGGCGAAGATATAATTGATGGGGCCATACTTTTAAATATCTTACTAACCGATCTCTATTACATTGCAAAATATCAAGGCATGGGAATTGGTTACTTTTTTGGTCGAGGTGTACCATCACCAATAAAGGTCGGAGCATCTGCATTTGTTACTCTTGATATGCAAGAAGGTGATCCTACTCCACAAATGGGGTTTGCTACATCAAGCCCACCGATACAAGACCATTTATCACTAATCGAGCAATATGTGGCGTTCTTACTATCTACTAATAGTTTGGAACCTGGCACGGTAGATGGAAAGCTTTCAGGTGCAAGCGCCTCCTCTGGTATTCAAGAGATGGTTAAGCGTTCAGAGATGACAGAAGATATCGAAGCTCAACGAGAAATGTATAGAGATAACGAACCTGAACTTCTAAGAGTAATCAGCAAGTGGCACAATCTTTTATTAAGCCAAAATAACCTTAATGATAAATTTAAAGCCGTTGGTAAAATCCCAGAAGATATCGAATTAACATTAAAATTCAATAAGCCTGAAGTATTTAAAACTGAAAAGGAAGAGTTAGACATAATTGATCAACGAATGGATATAGGTCTTGATTCTTTTATTGATGCTATTTTAAGAGACAACCCTGATTTGACAGTAAAAGAAGCAGAAGAGAAATATAAAACCACACTTGAGAGAAAACTATTAGAATCTAGTCATAGACTAAAACTAATGATGGAGAACGAGAATGGCGATCAAAGTGGAAAAGACAACGTTCAACCTAAACCTGAACCTGACGACGGGAAAGAGGAGAAGTGAGAAAAAAGCTATAGGTGACTACATCGTCAATCAGATTAAAAAAGATGCATCAAAAGGCATGAGCTCTGTTACGGGTCGCAGATGGCTAGGTCTAACAAAAGATTATAAAAACCTTAAAAGGAAAAAGGGCGGTTCATCTAAAGCAGATATGAAACTTCTAGGTGATATGCTCAACTCATTAAAATTTAAACAACGTGCTGATGGTATAGAGGTGGGAATATTTAACGCAAAACAAGCGACTAAAGCTGATGGCCATAACAATCATACTGGACATTCATCATTGCCACCTAGAAAGTTTATCCCATCAAATGAGTTAGAAGAAAACTTTAGACCTGGAATCAATAAGGCAATAGTAGAAATGATAGGAGAGGAAGATGCCAAGTAGTCCCATAAGAGCAATGATAGATGTTGATCGCATGGAGCATACATATCTTGCCAAACTATTTAGATCAACATTCGATAAAAGAGCAAAAACAGTTCAAAGGCAATGGGCGAAAGAAGTAAAACCAAAGATTAAGAAGATGATTATAAAACGTATTCAATCAGGTAAGTCACCAGTTGCGCGCATGGGAGAATATGCAAAATATAGTAGATCGTATAAAAGACAAATACTAAAAGGTAGATTCAAAAGATTTAGTAAACGTATCACGCCTGTTAATCTAAGGTTAAGCGGTAAACTATTAAAAAGCATTAGAACTGTTGACTCTAAAAACGGATTCGAAGTATACTTTAAAAGCCCGATAGCAAAATATCACGACGAGGATGGAGCAGGTAAGTCTAGGACTATTAGACGAATGCTTCCAGGTGGTGGTGAGAATTTTACTAGAGATATTAGCAATATGATAACGCAAACCCTATTCCGAGTATTAAGGAGGAATTTATGACAGAATTAACACCAGAAGCAAAAGCAGAAGCAGAAGCAAAAGCAAAAGCAGATCAAAAACCACCAGAAGCGAACGGTGCTGTTGCACATTACAAACAGCAATTAGAAGCTGGCAATGCCACGATTGCTGAACTAAAAGCTAATAATGAAAAGCTTGCTAAATCAATTGAGGAGAAGGAAAACGAACAGTTAACATCTCAAAATAATTTCAAACAACTTTATGAAAATGGTCTACTAAAGATCAAAACACTTGAGGAATCAGGTCAAGAGAAGGATAAAAACATCTCAACTTATGTGAAAATGAGTGAGATTAAAAAGGAAGCTGCCAAGGCTGGAATTATTCCATCTGCAATTGATGATTTAGACTTTATTGACAAATCAATGGTAACAGTTGAGACTACTAGTTCGGGTAATATTGCCGTGCATGGCGCAAAAGAATTGATTCAATCGATCAAGGAAACGAGGTCGCATTGGTTTAAGGATGGTGTGGCGCCTATTGTCAACAATGGAGATCCTATTATAAATACAGGAAAAGAGTTAACAGCAAAGGAAATAATTGCTCTTGAAAAAAAAGATCCTACGAAATATAATGAAATTATGAAGAAAAGGCTTACAATAGTATAATAAGCTTAAATTTAACAATCGCATGAGTGGTGCAAAATAACTATGGAGGTCAGAAATGACAAACAGGATTATTAGTACCACTGAAACTACTGCCATTGTGCCGGAGATTTGGTCGGCGAAATTTTTTGATGTATTGCTCGACAGGCTACCGTTTAACAGTTTAATTAACAACGATTGGGAAGGTGAGATTCAATCTCTTGGTGATATTGTAAATATATCTTCTATCCCTGAATTTTCAGATGCGGAACTATTAGAAGAAGGCGCAGCCGGCGATTCCGATGCAGTTACAATCACAAGTCAACCGCTAACAATTAATAAGCGTCCTTATAAAGATTATATTATTACCAAAAAAGCTCAACTACAGTCGTTATCATTTATGGATGGTATTAGAGATAAGGCTATCTTTGCTATCATGAAGAAAATGCAAGCTATTATAATTGAAACAATTTCTCCGAGCACTAGTTCGCCAGATCATACTATTGCATGGGATTCTGGGACACAATTGCAGCTTGCGGATGTGCTTGAGGCCAAGGAGCTTTTAGATACGGCTAATGTGCCAGAAGATGGTAGAAGCAGCGTGCATTCAGCAATACAAATGAATGACTTTTTTAATATTACTGGATTTATTTCAAAGGACTTCATTCCAGCAGGTTCACCACTTGCAGAAGGAGCAATTACGACAAAAGTATGTGGTTTTGATCCAAAAATGACTAATGTTGTTGGTAATACTTCTTATTTCTTCCATAAATCTTTTATGACTCTTGCAATTCAAGATCAACTATCGATTGAAGTGTTTAATATGGGCGTAGATGGGGTTCGTGGATTTCGTACAAATATTGATCTTTTAATGGGCATAAAGCAGATGGACAGTTCAAGAATTGTTTCAATTTCTTAATAGGAGGAAATATGACAAGCATTAGAAATAAAATTCATGTTCAAGAGTATATTTATGATTTTGATGTTGATGGTGGAGCGGTTGGTGCAATCACATTAAGTGATAATGCAAACAAGGGTGCTATCCCAATTGGCGCAATTATTAAAGGCGTTGTTGCCAAAGTTATCACTGACATCGAAGGTGACACTTCTACAGTATCATGGGGCACAAGTGAAACAGCAGATGGTTATAGTGGAACAACAATAGCGGAAGCTACTTTGGTTGCTGATTATGTTGTTAATGGTTGGGATAATGCCGCATCTCTTTTATGGGATAACAGCGACGACCATATAATCTATCCATACGTGGATAATGCCGCTGGTGGTAGCTTTCAAGTAACCGTGGCTGGAAATGACTTAACAGCTGGAAAAATTATCTTTTTAGTAGAATATTACATGCCTTCACTAACTTAAAACAGACTCCCTCCAATGGAGATTACTTGTTGTGGGTTTTGCTAATGAGGGTCAGAATGGCCCTCTATATTAAGGGAATAAAAATGGTTGATAGCACACGATTGAGATATATAGAAGCAAAAAAGCTAGAATCTTTAATCGCATATGTTAACAAGCTTCCTTATAAAATAGAAATAAAAGGCAACCCAATAGTTAGAGATAAAAAATGGTTTTTGTTTTTTATCCCACCAGATAGCACAGAATCTAAAGAGATTCCCTGGGGTAAAATAGATTGAGTTAACCCAATATAATAGTAAATGAGGGTTTTAAATGGCAGATTTAGTTTTAGATGACCATGGAATTGAAGTTTTACGAAAGTCTGGTAAAAAAGCAACCAGTGGTGACGTATATCTAAGAACATCAAATATAGATGCAGCAGGAAACGAAATTGGTTCGCATGAAAGTGTGGATGGTGACTATCATCAAAGCGTTGCAATGATCCAAGCTGTTTATGCTGACCCTAACAACTCAAGCACAACAAATTTAACATCAGATAATACCTACACATTCACTGGCACTAAAACATCAACGTTAGGAGTTGTAGCACTACAGTGGAGCCTTAAAACAACACAAAACGCAACAGTTTGTATTGATCAATCTCCGGATGGAACAAATTGGGATATAACAGACTGTTTCGATTATATAGAAGCAAAAGGTGGCGATGGTGGCACTGTTCAAGCAGTAAATTCATATTGGCGTATTAGAGTAATACTAACAACAACGGCCAACACAACATCTTTTAGGTTACAGGGTATCCTTTGCCCTATAGCTGAACCTTTACCAAGATCATTAAGCGGTGATGGCAGGCTAAAATCAGAATCAACAATATCAGGTCGAGAAAACACTAGTAGGCATGTATGGGTAAACCCAACCAATGAACTAGCCGTAAGCCCTGTTTATAGGTTAGTCGGTACTGCATTTGATGGCACATCTTTAGATTCAAATTTCTGGGAACCAACATTGGTTAATGGAAGCATTACGCAGGCCGGTGGTGCAATTAGTTTAAAAACAAGCGCAGCGATTAACAGTTCAGCGAAATATGTGTCTGTTAGAAGTGGTAGGTTTGTGGCAGGGTCAGCACAGTTATTTACCTGCGGTGTTGGAACGGTAGTTGATGGTGTGGCTGGAAACACAAGAAGAGTTGGAGCTTATAACACAAATAATGGATATTATTTCGAGTTAGTAGGTACAACGTTTAGCTTGGGAACGAGAAAAGCAGGATCGGATACATTAATATTAGGGGCTGACTTTAATGGTAATTTAGGCGCAAATTGGGAACCATCCTATCTTAATTACTATAAGCTTGATATTGAGATTACGCCATTATCGGTATCATGGTATGTAAATGGCGTGAGGTTGCATACCAAAACAGCACCTCTTTTATCTGACACATTAACCCTGCCAATAACTATAGAAAATATTAATACTACCAATAGCACCGATATAGAATTTTTGTGTGTTGGCGCTTATATAGCTAGACAGGGTGAATTAGTAACGTCGCCAACTTCAAAATATCAAAATGGGGTAACTGCTGAAATAATTTGTAAACGCGGCGCTGGTGTTTTAAAGGGCGCTGTAATTGGTGGGGTAGTAGCAGGTTCAATTATAACAATATACGATGGTGACGTTGCAACAGGGTCAACTATTTGGGCCTCTGGCGCGATGGAAAAAAAGACTAATCCATATGAATTAAATTTCTATGATTTACCTTTTAGTATTGGTTTATCATTTGCCATAACAATACAAGCCTCTAACTTTTTGGTGATTTATGAATAATGAAGATTTCAAATTGCAAGTTACAAATGATCTTACCTATATTAGAGGCAAAATTGACAACGTCACTGATAAAGTCAAAACTAATAGGAAGATGATATACAGCATTTTTACTACGGCCACAGCTATTGCGATTGGTGTAATAATTAAACTAGTAGGATAAATTATGCAAAGACGAGTATTTTTTTCAGACAATGCAACACTTACTGATATAAGTGCAAATATGAATAACTACCACTCAGGGACGAGCGGTTTTACCATGGTAGCAGCCGACGATGCTTTGTATATTGGATCGCGGCTGCCTTTTAACCACTTCTACATGAAGCTGTCAACTGTAAACGATACCGCAGCAACCTTAAGTATAAAATATTGGGGCAATAATAGTGATTGGGTAAGCGCCGTTGATACAATTGATGAGACATCTTTAAATGGTGCTACATTGGGTCAATCAGGCTTTGTAACATTCGTTCCCGATAGGGATTATGGTTGGTTCAGAGAGGATACAAACTATGGTGGTAATACAGTCACAGGGCTAACTACTGTTGAAGTATATGATTTATGTTGGTTAAAAATAACATCTAGTGTTGATATTAGTGCCGTTGTTGTTGATTGGGTAGGCCAGATATTTTCAACAGACAATGACCTAGGTTCAGAGTTCCCCGACCTGTTAAGATCAAGTGTTTTAACAGCATTTGAATCAGGTAAAACCGATTGGCAAGAGCAAGGTGTTCGAGCTGCTGATATAATTATCAATGATTTAGTTGGTGGACATAGAATTGTAGACCGCAACCAGATACTTGATCGTTTTGATCTGCAAAATATCAGTGTTTGCAAGGTTGCTGAACTAATTTACTCAAGTTTCGGTGAGGATTACTTAGAATCACGCATTGCAGTTAGAAAAGAATACGAGAACAGGCTGTCAAAGAGTTATCCTAAGATAGATAGAAATAAAACAGGTCGTGATGATGATAAACAACGTAACGATTTAGTTGCATGGGGTAGGTCGGTACGATGACAAGTAAAGTAACCACTATATACAACACAATAATTACGACAATGGGTACATTATTTCCTAATAAGACAAGGATACCAAACGCTTATACGATTGTTGATAATAGTGAGCATTTATTAGCTGATGGATGGGGCATTAAAGTTGGAAGTTCAACACCTTCACCATTAGAATTTGGTCAATATAGCAATATAAGAGAATTTACCATTGTTTTCAGTAGGGAGGTTAGGAAATTAAGGCAATCTTACACTGAAGATGATACGGCGGTCAAAGCGCTACTAGAAGATATTAATACAGTACAGAAAGATTTTTACAATGTTGATGAAATAGGGATAGGCGGTGATATTACAAACATCGAGTTAGGCCCTACATCATCTATAAACGACATATACGGCGAGCGATCAAACTTCAAAGATGTTGAGGTTTCATTTCTTTTCCAAATAACTGAAGATTTATAGGAGGTCATAAATGACAGTTCAATCACAAAGAGCAACGGTTGCGGCAATAAAGCTTGAAACCACTACTGGAGAATTAATTGCACCAACTGCGGCTGGTGATTTTATTCCTTTAAAGTCTGGTTATTCATTGGTACCAGAATTGGAAGAGTTAAACTCTGAGGAAATTGTAAACAGTTTAGCAATGGCCAAGTCTTACACAGGTAAGGAAAGCCCAAAAGGTTCACATGGTGCATATTTAAAGCATTCCGAAACAGAGGGAACCGCACCGGAAACGGCGCTATTAATAAAGTCAGCATTGGGAGCCCAAGCTGATGCGGCCGCTGAATATAATACTGTAGCAGGGTCAACAACAGCTGTTATAAATGTAGACACCGGCGAGGGGGCATCTTATCAAGTTGGTGAGGCTTTGCTCATAAAAGATAGTACAAATAATTATAGTATCCGTAATATATCTAGCATAACAAACGACGCGCTTACACTTAATTTTGAAGTAGGGACAGCACCAGAGGCAGGGGTTGATTTAGGCAAGGCAAATTTATTTTATCCAGCAACATCAGGTCATCCGAGTTATTCATATTGGCTATATAGTGCAAGTGGTGGGGCCATCCAAGCGGCTGCTGGTTGTAAGACAACTTCAATTGCAATGGATTTTACAGCAGGTCAACAGGCCACGATTGATTATACATTTGAAGGTACAGAGTTTTATTTTAATCCTGTCACTGTTAGTGCTGCTAATAATAAATTGGATATAACAGATGATTCTGGAACAGTTGCGGTTACATTAACGAATGCAATATATAAAGACCAAATGACTTTTGCTGCGCATGTTGACACTATGGTTAGTGCTGCATTGACCGCAAGTGGTGGCGATGATTTTGCTTGCACGTATGATTCTGCAACAGGATCATATACACTTGCAACAACTACAGGAACAACATTAAGCTTTCTATGGAAATCTGGATCTAGTGGTGCTGATAATGCAGATGTAAGTGCCGCTGCTATCTTAGGCTTTGCAGATGCAGCCGATGATTCTGGATCAACTTCATATACGAGCGACGCGGCTGTAACATACCCTGTTCCATTCACACCGTCTTTTAATGATGCTGATAATTTAATTTGTAAAAATAACGAATTATTGATTGGATCAGCCGACGATAACACATGTAGAAAAGCATCAAATGTAACCGTTGCAATTGATTCTGCCATCGCCGATGCTGATAGCTTATGCTCATCAACCGGACTATATGAGAAGGCTCCATCAAGTAGATCTGTTACAGTAACAGCAAGTTTGATTTACGAAAAACATGAATCTGAATTGTTTTACAGAATGATTAACAACACAACAACTTCTGTAATGTTGAATGTTGGGCCAAAGAGTGCAAGCAATTGGACAGCAGGAAAATGCGCCAATATTTACAATCCAAATTGTTCAATAACTTCTCATGCAATTGAAGGTGACGAGTTTATGATTCTTAATCTTACGTTTAAAGCATATAGAACATCATCACTGGATGATATTTATATTAACTATATTTAACAGCAAAACCTACAAGGAGTAAAAATGAAACAAGTATGTGATTACGGATCAATCGACTACAGGATGCCGAACATTCCAGAAGCAATGGAGTTTTTAGTATCTCTTGGTTTTAATGGTCAGAATGTTAGCAATGAGGAATGGATAAAAGACAATGAGCTAGTCGTTATTGGTCGCGCTATTAAGCATCTTGATATCTTCATAGAGAAAATCGATATCACTATAAATGAGAAAAAGATTGAAACGTATGAGGAATTAATTAAAGACTTTAAAATGATGGGGCCATTGTCGGAGATGTCTGCTGCTATAATGTCATGTATGAATATGGGTGATGATAACGAAAAAAAGGAGTAATTCGGGAGCTTGCCTTATTGTGTGCTAACAATACACCTCTCGAATATGTGAAGGAAATAAATGAGAAGAGATACTATAAACTTAAAAGTAATATGATATATTTACAAAAATACAATATATTCATAATGGCTAAAAACTTAGGGATTAATTTCTCTCCTTCTGATATTTCAATAGAAGATTTGCACATCTTTAACACTATTCAAACCGCTATAAATGAGGTTAATGAGGGTAAGAATCATGGCACAAGATAGACTAAGCCTTATTTATGATATTATAAACGGTAAAGATACTGTTACGCCTCAACTTGCAAAGGCTGGTAAGGCGGCAAAAGGTCTCGATACTAACATTAAAAAGACTAACCCATCTTTAAAAAAACTTGCCGCATCTGTAGCGAAGGTGTCCATTGGCATCGTGGCGGCTGGTGCTGCTTTTGCTACATTCACGGCCGCGTTTGTTTTTAAAAAAGCTATAAATGAAGCGGTAAGACTTGAGAACGCATTAATTGGATTACAATCTGTAGCTGGTGCCACAGGACAAAATGTTGACGCGATAACTAAAGCTGCCAAAGATTTAGCGGCGGATGGTATGATTCCATTGGCTGATGTTACGGCATCATTAAAAAACCTTCTAGCTTTTGGGTTAGAAGGTGATCAGGCCGTTAAGGTTTTTAAAACATTGAGGGATTCAGCATCATTTAACAGGCAGGGGCAACTTGCTCTTGGGGAAGCTATAAGCGGCGCCACACAAGGTATAAAGAATCAATTGAGTATGCTAGTTGATAATGCAGGTATCACAAAAAACCTAAGCCAATTACAAAAAGAATACGCAAAAAGTATTGGTAAAACCATTGGGCAGTTATCGGAGTATGAAAAAAAACAAGCTATTGCTAAGGGTATCATTAAAGAAGGCGCAATTTTCCAAGGGGATTATAATAAATCATTAAAAACATTTGGTGGTTTATTAACAAAAGTTTCTGGTAATTTTAAGTTTTTCTTGGCTGATCTTGGCGACTTAATTATTAAGAATCCAACAATCTTAGAAGGGTTCAAAAAACTAATAGATAAGTTTATTGATTTCACTAAAAAACTAAGAGCAAATAAAGAAGAGATATCGGGGTTTATTACTATTGGTTTAAACGCATTAAGTGAGGCGGTTGATAGAACAATAGCCGGACTAAAAAAGCTTGCTATTGTAATTACACTTGTTGGCACAACACTTGCTGCTGCCGCAATAGCAAAGGCTATAGTTGGGATAGCTGTTGCAATAGGAAGTATTAATGTTGCGCTAATAGCCTCACGTGCTTCCACAATCGCACTTCAAACACAATTTATCGCCGGCTTAGTAGCTATGAAAATAAGCGCGCTAGGCTTTGTTGGTGTTTTAAATGCTATAAAAGTGGCAATAATAGGGATTACCACCTCACTTGCTTTCTTAACAGCCGGCGCAACACTCGCGATAGGTGCTATGGTTGTTCAAATATCAAAGCTGTATGATGCTATTGCAGAGATAAAAAATCCATTACAAGTAACAGCTCTTGTAACTAAGTTAACTTTTTTAGATATGACGTTGTCTATAAAAAAAGCAATTGACAGCATATTAGATAAATTAGTTAACGTGTACTCTGTTCTTGGTAAAATACCACTAATTGGCGAAGTGCCAAAACTAGCTGCCGCTGCAATAAAAGATATAAGAGAGGCGTTGGCAGTAACAATTGATAATACTACCGATGATATAAATAAGTTAAAAGAAGAACTCGCAAAGCTAATATTAGCAAAAAAGAAAAAGAAAAAAGACGATGAAGAAGATCCAAAGAAAAAAATGATATTTAATGAGTCAGTCGAGTTTAATCTTCAAAAAATGTTTGATGATATCGTTGCTGGTTTTGGTAATACTATAGTTCTTTTTGGTGGTAGAGTTCAAGCATTTGCAAAAGAACTTTTTAGCACAGATGGTAATGCGACACAATTAAGCGTAATTGGAAAAGCTGCTAGTGCTATATCAAAAGGTGCTGAAGGTGCAAAGGATTTATTAGTTGATGGTGCTGCAGGCGCTATTGATATGCTTGCCCCAGGTGTTGGATCGGCAATAAAACCGTTATTAGATACATTCGCACAAGGACCGGAGGCAACGAAAAAGATGGTGTCTGGTTTTATAAAGCAAATTCCAGTTATTATTATGAATCTAGTTGAATCATTGCCCGCTTTCTGGGAGGCGTTGATCGATGGTATCCCAATTTTAATTTTCGCGATTATTGACAAATTAGATATAATTGTCAGTTCACTTATTAATGGAATTATTAAAGCACTGCCAGAATTATTAGTTGCGTTGGTACGAGTAGTAACAACCGGGGCGGTCAAGCTTATTTTTGCATTAATAAGGATGTTGCCAGTTTTTGTAGATGCTTTCACGATAGGCCTAGTTGATTCCGTTGATGAATTTGCGGTTGCCCTTGTTGGTGCTGCCGATGAATTTGTTAAGGCATTATTCGACTCAGTAAGCGGCCTAGAGGATGGCTTTGCTGGCAAAGGCGGATTAATTGACACTAGTGGTGGGAAAGCATGGGGTGGCGGTAAATGGAGCTTGGGTAGAGGCGCTTTGGCTGGTGCAACACTTGGTGGTTCAGAATTAGTTAACACAATAGTTGACTTTTTTGGCGCTAATCAAAATAAGGTTTCACTTGCTTCAGATGGTGGTTTTTCTACAATGTCAACTGGTGGGATGACGAGAGATACAAGATCAAGCGCTGCTCCATCTGGAAATGTTTTAAATGAAATATTAACTCTATTAAAGACACCACAAAAAGTTGAAACTGCTATTGAAATTGATAGTAGGGAAATTGCAAATGTTATTCTTAGTTTGAATAGGAATAATGCGAGGTTAGTATAATGACTGTTAGAAATAAAAGAGTTAGATTTATGGATAACAACCAAGCCGAGGAAACTGGTATCGCCATTGATTATTCAAGTCAAGTAACAGCTTCACCGTTTTCCAATACTACTAATTCAATCAGGACTAAATACTGGACACCACAAGGATTCTTTGAAATAACAACAGCAAATCAATCTTTATATATAAATGATGGTTCGCCTGTCACGGTTTCAATAACAGTCGGTGATTACACTTCTCCTGCTGCATTGGCAACACAAATACAAACAGACTTAAACGCTGCAAGTTCAAACTGGACAGTAGCTTATTCAACAAGCACATATAAATTTACAATCTCAAATACTAGTAGTGTTACGCTTAGATTTTCAGAGACGACAACGAGTATATGGGATGATTTAGGGTTTACTGGTTCATCTGACGATACAGACACATCCTTTGAAGCCGATGAACAAAGAAACCATACAGAAGAATATGCAATTTACGATTTTGGTTATGCTGCTGAAATAAGATTCATGGCAGGCATTGCGCCGCTTGATGAAGTTTTCACAGTGTCGTCAACAGCGACTGTTACTTTAATGGGTAATAATGTTAATTCATTCACAGCACCAGATTACACAACAACGATTACTAGAACCGATGGAGGCTTATTTAGATTCTTAGATGAGACTGACGATACAAGATATAGATATTGGAAACTTAAAATTGTTGATAGATTAAATATATTAGGGCCAGAAGGGATAAATCTTTCAAATATATATCTAGGTGATTACGTAACCTCAACTGAAAGAAATATTAACAGCAAGTTAACTAAAACAATTGTTGATCCATCCAAGATGACCGAATCAGAAAATGGTGTGATGTACTTTGATAAAAAAACTAAATATATGCAATTTGATAATTTGAATATGATCTATTTATCAAGGGCAGATAAAGATGCTTTAACAGAAATGTACGAAACCCTTGGGACTACTACACATTTTTATATTTCACTTGACCCAACCCTTGTGATCTCAGATTCATTAGACGAATTTACTAGGTACGTTGTTTTCACAAAGGAACCTGTTTTCACACACATCTATGATGATAAGTTTTCATTATCATTAAGTGTAAGAGAGGTTATTTAGTGGCGTTTAAAAGCTTTCCATCTACTATTCACTTTAAAACTGTTGATACTAGTGAGATTACAAAGACAGGATCTTTTAAAACAGCGAACAGCGGTGAGCTAGGATATATGAGAGTGTTAACATATATCTGTGGAACATTGGCAGGCCCAGAACAAATACGTATTAAGATATGTGCCAATGCGGCTTGTGATAAAATTATTTATACATCTGATTGGAGTAGTATCAGCGCAATCAAAGACGAGAACGGTACTATATCGACAGGTAATTGGCTAGGCTGGTTACGTGTAACATTTAATAGAGAAAATTTAAACAACGAAATAACATACTATGGAAAAATAGAGCTCCAAAACTATACAAGGAATGTTGACGTTTTTTATATTGGTTTTGGATATGATCTTCCTGTTATCTCATATGATGCAGGGGAGGATTATGTTTTTGATAATCCAATAGGTATGCAAATTTTTCCATATGAGGATAGAGACTAGTGACTAATAATTTTACAACCGTACAAGAATATCAAAGCTCGGAAAAGTTTACACTAGTTAGGTTGAATCCATCAAGATATATAAACGATGCTGTTGCTGATATTGGTGGTGGTAAATATACAGTGACATTAACCGATTTCGTATTATCAAGTGTTAAGGAAAACGATACTGCCTTAACGTTAGTCACAACGACACCGACATCAGGGGAGTATTCTTTTAGTGAGTCAACTGGATTACTAACAATCTGTCCGGCCGCGGCACCATCATCTTCAAATGCTGTTGTTATATCCTATTACTTATTTTATACAGGTGGACGCAATCGATTGTATTATGAAGATCCATCAGACTCAAATACTACTAAAAGATTATGGGACGCTAAACTGAAAGGCGACATCGGCGTATCTCAAGATGTTACAAACATTCTAGCAGGGTTATTGTCAATCAATAGTGCAGCAGTAAGAATAATAAATGATGATTTCGATTTCAACCAGTACTTATCAGAAGAAGATTCTTTTTATAAGAAAAATATCACAATATGGTTATGTTTAAATGATCTTGATAACAATCAAAAGATATTCGAAGGTAACACAGTTGATATTGATGTTACGGACACGATTATTAATATAAGAATTGAGGATGTTATTTCTAACCTGACAAATGATGCAACAATGGGCGACCCTGTTGACGAGATATGGTTTAGATCATCGACACATACAATCTACCCCATTTATGATGATACACCTATTAGGTTTATTTTTGGTTCATTATCAAAAGGTGATGTTGGTAGAACAACTGTTTTATCATCAATTGACCCATTTGCTGAACTAATAAACACTGGTGAGCTAATAGCTGGAACATGCATTGAGAGTGTCTGCACTAGTTATAATAGTAATCTTGGAACAAGTGTTAATAGGACATGGGGTTGCTGTAGAACAACAACGGATGGGTTTGTTGATTTCTCACATACACCTTCTGATATAAATACTGATGATGCTAATTTTACCAGGTTCACGACTACATCCGCTATCACAGCAAAACTAGAGATAGGCGATACGATTGCAGTTGATCATTCAGGAACTGATTATTATGGGGCCATCATAAGGGTTTCAAGTACCACATATGAAACAACACCAATTGCAACTATAGCAACCGGTGATGATGTAGCAACAAATAATTGTCCATCTGTTTTTGTTGTTGATAACGAAAACGATGAAATTTATCAATGTCTATATGGAAGGGACTACACGGCAATAGTTGCGGCAACAACTGGTGGTAATAAATATCTTACAATAGTATTTGAGGATAATTTTGAAACAAACTTCACACTTGCTGCATTAGATCCATCACTTCATCAAGTATATTTTAGATGTAAACCAGATACGACAAATATGCTACATGGATCTGTCATAGAGCGCTTATTAGAAGATAATGGCTTAACTGTTAATAGTGCAAGCATCACCACGGCAAACGCAGCCCTAGCGGTAAACGCGGCGTTCTCAATACCAGCACACGATGAATTTAGCTATGAAACATATTT